CTTTATATTAATGTCAATAGAAAGATGAATTATAAATTTAAGACAAAGCCATATAAGCATCAATTGACTGCTTTAGAAAAGTCATGGAATAAAGAAACGTACGCATATTTTATGGAGATGGGTACGGGTAAAACAAAAGTGTTAATAGATAATATGTCCATGCTTTATGATAAAGGTAAGATAGATGGTGCATTAATAGTTGCTCCAAAAGGTGTTGTAAAAACTTGGTATGAGCAAGAGCTTCCTACACACTTACCAAACCACATAGAAAATGTGTCTGTATTGTGGCAACCAAATATTACAAAAACACAACAAGAAAAATTAGAAAGTTTATTCGAAATAGAAACAGCTCTACATATTTTGGTTATGAATGTTGAAGCTTTTAGTACAGATAAAGGCATGAAGTTTGCATCAAAATTTTTAAACTCTCACAAAGTATTAATGGCTATTGATGAATCTACAACTATTAAAACTCCTACAGCCAAAAGAACTAAAAATATTATAGGTCTTGGTAAGTATGCAAAGTATAGAAGAATAATGACAGGTTCTCCTATTACAAAAAATCCATTGGATTTATACACACAGTGTGAGTTTCTTGATCCGTATTTATTAAATCATGCTTCGTATTATTCTTTTCGTAATAGATATGCAGAAATGAAAACTATGCACATACGTGGTAGATCAATACAGGTTGTGCATGCTTTTCAAAATCTTTCTGAATTATCTGACAAGGTAAAAGGTTTTTCGTACAGAGTATTGAAAGAAGATTGTTTAGATTTACCACCTAAAAATTTTATTAAACGTCATGTAACACTAACACCAGATCAAAAGAAAGTTTATCAACAGATGAAAAAAGAAGCTATTGCTACGTTAAATGGTAAAGTTACTTCTACTATGACTGTGCTTACACAATTAATGAGACTACATCAAATAACTTGTGGTCACTTTACAGCTGATGATGGATCCACACAATCTGTTGAAAGTAATAGACTTAATGAACTTATGTCTGTGCTCGAAGAAACAGAGGGTAAAGCTATTATATGGGCTAACTATCAGTTAAGTGTAAGTGAGATCATACAAAGAATAGTAAAAGAATATGGTGAAGATTCTTACGTTCATTACTATGGTTTAACATCACAAGAAGATAGACAAGATTTTATCCGTAAATTTCAAAATGACCCAAAGTGTAGATTTTTAATAGGCACACCACAAACAGGAGGATATGGTATTACACTTACACAAGCTAATACTGTTATTTATTATTCTAATGGGTATGACTTAGAAAAAAGATTACAATCTGAAGACAGAGCGCACAGGATAGGCCAAAATAAAACGGTGACATATGTTGATATTATAGCAGAAGATACGGTTGATGAAAAAATTGTAAAGGCACTTCGTAATAAAATTAATATTGCATCTGAAGTTTTAGGTGAAGAATTAAAAGCTTGGATCTAAACTAGATCTACCGCTCTACCTGTTATTGGTTTATATTTTGTTTTTCCGTCTTCTTTATACGCCCTCATGTATTGAGCTCTTGGTTGAAATTCTACATAGCTTGCGTGGATCCATCCGCTGTTAGGTTCACCCGGAGTGTAAAACTCGAGGATAAGCTGATCTGTTTCTAAATTTTTATGAACCCAGTCAGCTACTTCAGCATTATCTACTCCAACACATTCGAAATCAACGGCCTCAGCTTTAGCATGCTGTGAATTTAAACTACTACCAATAGCTACACATAACTCAGGACTTCGATAGCCCGAGGTTACTTTTACTCTGCCGAAATGGTCACGTACGGGTTGTAAAACTTTTTCGCAAAGTCTCTTTAATTTATCTATTTGATCAGCGTTAGGTTCGTTATCAATACCTTTACGTATAGCAGTATCTGATTTAGTTAATTCTTGTAAAGAAAAATTAGGTGTAAGTTTCATTATTGTATAGCGTTCATAAGTAAGGCAAGTATTATGGCTCCACCTCCACCCATGATCATCTTCTCCATTCTTGATACACGTTCTTTAATTTCTTTTATTTGTTCAAAGGTTTGCTTTTGCATTATTCTGCAAAGCTTCTCGTGATCTTCAATTTTTTGTAATGCCGATTTTTTCGCCATTATGTTCTCCTTAACCGTTCTCGGATAATTTGTTCTGATGGTGATAATAAAGCTTGTTCATTACGTGTCAAGTTAGTATTTTGATCAACTGTCTGTATATTTGGCTGTGTATTTACAGTTGGTTGTGGTAAACTTGGTAAAGGTATTAGTGGTGCCTCTTCAAATAAAAAGTCATCTAATTCAACATCAAATGCACCATCTAAAGGTAATGTTTTAAAATAACTTTTCATTGCTCTTAATGCAGGAGCTACCTCTAAATATACATTTGGATCACCTAAATTACTTGCAATTTCCGCAAATCTTTTTCTAATATCTGCTGATGGAAAGTATGGTTCAAACGTTCCTGTTGCTAATTTGTTAAAAGTGCTTGAACTTATTTGTCTGTCACTAAACTCTCTTCTTAACGCACTAGTATCAACACCAAGTATATTTGCAGAGTTAATATTTTTATTCATTTCTTGTTGCACTAAAAATCTTGCTCGGTTTGAATTATAGTATGCGTTAATAACATCGTTTGGTTTTATTCTACCACCTCTTAGTATTCCAAAATAACCACCAGTAAATTCTCTTCTAGCATTTCTTATACCTGTTTGATACTCAGCAATTTTAAATCCCATAGATGCTAATGGATCTACCTTGATAGGACGTAGTCCCATAAATCCTGCTAGCTCTGGTCCTATGTTTAATAATTCTCCTCTTTTATCAGGTGTACCAAACGCAGCTTGTCCTAATCTTTGAAACTGTCTGTAAGATGGTGCTAACGCTTGACCTAAATGTAAAAATCTAATTGCAGCTTTATTACCTGCTGGTGTTTGATCCGTGTACAGTTGTCTACCTTCTTTAGTTCTACCACCTCTAACAATAATATCTGCTGTTGCTTCTGTCCAAATAGATTCTGATATAAATGGATTCATGATTTCAGCGCTTGCTTCTGTTACACCATCTACAAAACCAGATAATAATGTTTGATCATTTGCTTCACCTGCAATAATATTATTAACTAAAGTTCTATACGGTCTAGCTATTACATCGTATGCATTACTGTGACTAAAATCTATATAACGTAATTCACCGTCATCTGTTTTAATTGGTATTAATGTAGAGTTTTTAGACCACTCTGGCACGAATTGACGTAATGCTTGTATTTCTTCTTCTGTTACATTATAAATTGCTTTTGCTCCTTCTGTTGCAATTACAGGCACAGCTCCTAATGTAAATGCCATACCAGATAATCTTTTAAATCCAGTTGCATACATTTCATTATCATTTTTAACTAATTGACCTGTTTCTGCATCAACAACATATGGTGTAATATTACTACCTCTTGTAGGTCTTGAGTGTTTTAATTCTTTAATACCTTGTTCTGCAATGTTGGTTGTGGTTCTAATTATTTCTGATGGAAATGACATGAAATTACCAATAGGTAATATTCTAGCTGTCTTAACTGCAGATCCAACGTAAGCATAATTAGGCACTGTGTTTTTAACTATATTAGCTGCCTCTTGTTTTAACCCTCTTAACAAAGTAGCATCATTTACATCCACACCTTTTCTTATTGCAGCTTGTTTTAATCTATCTAATTCAACCACATAGTTTGTAATTTTCCAAGTGTCGTCCTCTGCAACATATTTACCTTGAAAAAAACTACCAAGTTTTTTTAATTTAGTTAACATTGGTCGTAGTATTGCGTCAGTTGATATTGTGCCTGGATTACCTGTTGCATCTTTTAATAGATTTACAAGATCTCCTATTTGCACTTGTGAGTTTACAACACCAAGTTCTAATAATTCTCTGTAAGCTTCTTGTGCTTGTGGTGAGTTTGGTCCAAGTTTCAAGAGTCCTGATGTATCAATACCTTCAGCAAATGCTTTTCTTAATAAGTTAGGGTTAGTTATACCTTCAAATAATATTCCGTTTGCACTGGCAAACGCACCTGCACTAAAGAAGTTACGTAAGTGTGTAGGTATAGATAAAACTGTTTTTGCAAGTTGTGACACTCCTTTTGGAAACAGTAATAAATTTCTGTAAAACCACATTGCTGCTTTCTCTGCACCTTTAGCACCTTCACGACCTCTAACCATACTAGTTAAGCTTGCACCTACGTCGTTTATGTTTGCAATACCATCAGCTATTTCTTTTGTTGTAAACTTACCAGACAAAGGACTAACTAATGTATTACCACCTGGTAGTTTTTGTAAAACATTATCTAGTGGTACTATTTCTATTCCTGTAGTAGGTGAGTTAACAGCTTGTTTTGCAAGGTCTTCTGTTTCCCAAAAAAATCCTCGACCCCCTCCTTCTTGCACTTTTCTATTTTGTGCAGCCATGTCATCAAAATATGTAGCTGTTCTTGCAACGGCTGATAGATTTGTCATAGCATTAAATATAGAATAACGTGGGTCTTGTATCTCACCAAACAATTCTCTAAATACTTTACTACCTCTACCAACTGCTTTTTCAAAACTTTTTGTTTTACCCATGGCTGTGCCATCTGTATATGTTACATCAGGTAAACCTGCTGGTTTCTTTTTAACTTGTACTTGATTTACAATGTCATCGACTAAAAATTTTGCTCTTTCAAAATAATCACTACTGTCAGGATCATAAGCTTTAGTTCTAGTTTTATCTGTTCGTGCTAAATATCTTCTAAATAAATTTATTGCATTTGCATAAGATTCATCTGTTGGTTTATATTTTTGAAACAATTTAAATAAACCTCTAGGTTTTTGAAATATTCTATATGTACCACCTAACCATCCTTCTATTCTTTCTTTCATAATAGCTTGTAAATCTTTTGCACCTGCAGCTTTTTTAGTGCCTGCATTTCTATTTAATATATTAATTAAATTAGTAAACTCACCTCTAGCATTGTTAAGATTAGATACAATATTTTGTATTGACTCTTCACCTATATCGGATTTTTGTAAAAACTTTACTAAATCATCTACAGCTTTTGGATTTATTTCTTTTGTTAAATCACCTTCAAACAACGCCTCATTTAATCTTTTATAAAAATCTTTTTGTTGTGTATCTGTTGATGTATCAAAAAATTTACTTGTACGTGGATATAATTTATCTACTTCTCTTGTAATATTTTCTACAATTTCTTTTGCTCTAAATGTATCTCTTGCTTTTAATCCAGCTTTTGCCATTTCAGAATCAAACACCTCTGTAGGTAAATCACCCCTTGGTCTAAAATATGAACCAACATATTTATCCACCCATCTTTCAAATGCACTATCACTGTACGCAAGTTCTTTTCCTCTTGTTGCAAGAGCCTTACCAGCTTTACCCACACCATAAACAAATGGTGTAATAAATATAGACTCAGTTCCAAACTTTAATCTATTTAATATTCTTCTACCTGCTTCTTCTCTACCTTCTCCTTCAACTGTATCTAACGCAGTTGGTCCTTCAAAAAAATCTCCAAACGTTCCTATCTCTTCTACGTCAGCGACAAGTGTTTCTCCTGTTGCACCACCAAATACACCAGCTGCAAATCTTTTCGTGCCATCAGGTATTCTATCATTTAATGATTTTGCTTTTTTCATACCCTCTTGCACAGCTTTAGCTTTTAAATTAGCATATGTGCCAGTTTTTCTTGCCTTAAGTGCTTTGTCTGCTAGTTTAGTTGCAAGTTTAAAACCTGCACCACCTGGTATACCTATCTGTGTAAATACCTCTACAAGTTTACCAGCTACCCTATCTTGAGCTGTATCTTCAAATATATTTATATCGTCAAAAAATCTTTCTACGTCCGCTACAGTATTTGAGTCTGCTCCAAGATCCACGAGTTCTGCACCGAGAGATACAACACCTTCTACAGTTTTAATTAATCCAGATACTAAACCAGCACCTACTGATGTGTACCATGATGCTACGCTATTTTCTTCTGCTGGTATAAGTGGGACAAATTTTGCCATTTAATACTCCTACATTTGATAGAAGTTTTCGTCGAACCCCGTATCTCTAAAATCTGGTAATATTTCTTTTAGTGGCTTACCTGGTTTTGTTTCTTGACCATATATCCCTGGAGTATCTATTTTTCTTTCTTCAGGTAAATTTTCACCTTCATCATCAGGTTGCATATCGCCTGTCATAGAAAAATCTACAAAACCTAATGCGTTTGTTTCAGGGTCCTTAACTAATTTTTTAAGTGTACCTGTATTTATATCCCAAAATACTTTACCAACTTTATTTCTGTTTGCTCTTGCAAATGTTTTAGCTTGTTTTGCATCTGATAAATCAGCTTCAATAATACCACCTATCTGTGTTTCACCAACTGTACCTGCAAGTTCTGGTCTAACTTCTAAAAAGAATTTAGCTTTGTTTGTTGCTTTGTTTAAGTCACCATCATAGTCATCAAGATAAGTTGATGCTAGTTGATTAACAGTTAAACTTTGATCGCTTTTCATAGCAGCTATATCTTCTGCTGATTTTAATCTTTTTTCTAATTGTCCTTCTTCAAACTCTTGACCAGCTAATCTTTCACTTCTTAAAAATTCTTTTTCAGCTTCTAATTGTCTTTGTTTTGCTTGACTCGTTTGTAACTGATCAAATGGTCCTCTTGCAGCTATTGCAGATGTTTGAAATATATTACCTTGTGGTGGTGTTGCTAAAAGATTTAAACCAAAACTAGTTAAAAAACCTGGTAAACCTGATGCTTGAAAATTAGGTGCATATGGATTAGGTGTTCCATTTGCATATTGTTTTCTTGGTTGATCGAGTCCTGATGTAATACCAGTGCCTGCTGATCCACCTATTCTAAACATTGGTCTTTTTAAAGTTCTATTCATAATTATATTTTTGGTGCATTAAATGTTAAATTACTGCTACCTTTTAATCCACCATAAATACCAGCAAGTGTTGTACCAACACCAAGAGCAGTTTGTAATGGTGTAGGGTTAGGAACATTTGTTGATTGGAATGCTGCCGGATATCCACCCATAATTCCTGTTACTTGTGCAGCGTATCTATCTAATTGTTCTTGTGGTAAAAATGCTGCTTGTCTTGCCGCTTCTCTTTGTGCATCAAGAGTTGCTTGTTGCTGCGCTTGGTTCAGTGCGCCCAACTGACCTAAACGTGAAATATCTGTTCCTGCTAATGCTTGTTGTTGTCCACCTAATCCAGATTGAAACTGTCCTAAACCTAATTGTTGTGATGCTAACGCTCCTCTATTAGCTATATCTTGTTGTCTGGCAGCTGCTGCCTGACCAAAACCTTGTTGCAAGAGACCGGCTTGTAATAATGCTCGTTCTCTCGCAGCCCCTGTGCCAAACTCTGCGAGTTGCACTCCCGCTCGACCACTGCCGAGCGCACCCAAAGCTGCTTGTTGATCTCGTATACCTTGTTCTTGTATAGCTCTGTTACGATCAAACTCCGCTAATGTAGCGTCAATTACTTGTGATTGATAAGGGGACATAAAGTCTTGTACGTCTTGTTGAAAAGCTGTTGCTCCCAAACCTACTCCACCTAATGCTGTTCCTGCAGCAGTTCCTGCAGTTTGTGCTTGTTGTAAAAATGGTTGAAAAGATCCTATACCCGATACGGCTAGATTTTGAGCTGCTTGTTGTAATACATCTTGCCCTGCAACTTGAGGTGCAAGTCCTGATAAACTTTGTTGTCTTGTTGTAAATGCTTGAGCTGCATCTTGTCTTGCTTTAAATGCTTCTGCTGTTTCACCAGGTTGTTGTGATATACCAGCTATACCTGTTGCAACAACGGGTACACCTGTTTGTGCTACTACTTGTTTTGCTAAATCTGTTCCTAGATCTTCAACAAATTGTGCGGGTAAAGTTCTTGTAGTTTGTACAGCCATTATAATACTTCCTCTAATCTTTGTGATGTTTGAAACATTTTACGTGCGCCTTCTAAGCCTTGCGATTCCTCTGATACGTCACCTCCGGCTTCGAGGTTCTTCATCATGTTATACATAACTTCTGCGCCTTTGTCTACACTTCCATCGCCAGCGTTTCTAACAGCATCTGCCGTAAATACGAACTCATTTTTAGATAATCTTGCAGGAACATCGTCTGCTTTTTCCATTCTACCCATGTCTACAAAACCACCTGTTTCTCTATAATCTTTTTCTTTACCACCCATATCTAATAGTGGCATTGTTTTTTTAGCTACAGGTTCTTTTTCTGTAGATCCACCCTCAGCTAAAAATCTAGGTGCTAAAAAATCTCTTGGTCTAGATCTTATGTCAGCTATATCTAAACTTTCACCTCTGTATGCAGTTTGATCTTCATCCTCATCTTCTTCTTTTGGTGTCATTAGACCTGCTAGTGCTGATGCTCCAAAAATACCTGCTCCCACTTTACCACCTGGAATTAAAGAAAAAATACTTGATGGCGATCCTGCAGCTGTTCTAGCAGCGTTAAATGCTAATCTATCATTTGCAAAATCGGCTACTGTTTTTGTAAATGGACTTGTTTTTGAACTTAAAAAACCTAAACCTCTACCAAATAAACTTTTAGAACCAAAAAATCCTGTGCCTTTTGAACCTGCACCAAATGGTGTTCCTAATATAGCTGCTCCTATTGCCAGTTTACCTACAGGCGATTTTGCAATTTTTTTAACTGTTCTTGTAACTTTTTTAACAAGTTTACCTAGACCGTACATCTGTCTTGCTGATTCAAAATCATACTCACCACCTACGACATCATTATTCATGATACCACCTTCTGCTGCAAATCTATATCTTGATGTATCTTTTAACATTTGTTGTAACTCAGTAAGTTTTGGTTCTTGGTTCACGTCGCTTGGTGCTTGAGCAAATGTTGTGTCTACTGGAAGTACTTGATTTACACCATCTCCATCTGTATTAGTAATTAGATTACCATAAGCATCTGTTTTACCAGACAATCTACCTTCCATATAATTATCAAAAGCTTTTTCTTGTTCTTCAGTAGTTAAATTAGCAAACTGTTCTTTGGTCATAGGAGCATTTTTAGAATCTAAATATTTTTCTAAATAAAAATCTTTAGTATTTAATGGACCAAACTTTTCTGCAAACATGGCAATCGGAGAAAACTTTTTTACAAAACTTGTAAACTTTCTTTGATTGCTTCCTAAATTTCTAAATTTTTCTAGTTTTTCTTCTATCTTATCTTGTTTTAAATTTTCTAAAGTTATATTAGCTTGTCTAATATCTGAAATTCTATCTTGATCTGGTGCCCCTGTTTTTGGTCCATCTCCTAAACTTACTGATCCACCTTTTCCTGTTGCTCCCTTAGCTTGACCTATTGATGTTGCCTGTTCACTTCTACTATCTTTTCCATACGCAGCATCACCACGATAACCTGGTCGTTTATCGTTTGCTGGTTTGTTTACGAGTTGTTTATATTGCTGTGCGTTTGTTATGGCCATTTGTTTATTCTATTTTGTTTCTCCAAATAAATCAAGGCTAGGCATAATAACTCTGACATCTTTTCTTATGTCGGATTCTGCAATTCCTTTAGCTTTCCACTCAGAATCATCTTTGTATACCTCGCCTGTCTTCATATTTGTTATTGTTGTTATGATCTCTTTTGGTTCTATTGTTGGGATATCTTTCATTATGTTGTTACCTCTCGCGGCTGTATTTCTAATATTGAAGCTATGACGTGCAGCTCGTTCGCGTCAGCAGCTTGTACCTTTAATGCTTCTCCCTCCTCCATTACAAGTGGGTTTGTTAAAAGTTCTGTCGTGGCTTTGGATGCTATAGCCTTGTCTTTGAATAAATTAAATATTGCACCACTAGCGTTTACTAGAGTTATAGTAATTGTGCTTCCTGATCCAGCGTCCTCAGATACTATTAATGATTTTACAACAGCAGCTTTGAAACTAGGCACTGTATACAGTGTTGTCAAATCTGTTGTCGTTAAATCCGCTTTTTTATTTATAAAACTATTAGCCATTAATTTAAAAAGAAGTTAAATGCTTCTACCTCGTCTTTTAATTCTTCTTGAAACGTTGTATTTAATTTTTCTACAATAGCATCAAGATCTCTTACTTGTGCTTCTGCTGTAGGTAAATCATATTCTCTACTTGGTCTTGTTAATACCTGTACTATTTTTGCCATTATCTACGTCCATCCGGTTGTACATCTAATCTAAAAGTTCCTAACTTCCAACTTTGAGAAGACGATGTATTTTCTACTTTTAATGCAATAGCTCTTGCTCTTGCACGTGTATCTACTTTTTGTGTAGAAGATGAAACTGTAAATGGTCCAAGTGATGAGCTAGCTTGACTATCATTTGGAAAATTTCTTAATTGTAGTGTAACTTGTGTATTACCCGTTTGAGATATAAAATCTGGTATAAATCTCCTAATCTTCATTATAAATTCACCGTCTCCTCTAAATGTTGCAACACCTGTAGCTTGCCCTGTTCCTTGTGCTCTTGCTTGTGTAATATCAAAATCTCCAGATGCAATGTTTGCTGTAATAGCTGTAACAGTTCCACCTTTAACTTGATCGGTTCCTGTTTCGTGTTGATAGTATGTTGTTCTACCCTCTGTATTACCAACAACATCAAAAGATGTATCTGTAGCTGCATCGTATTCCAATGCATGCGGTGATCCAAATACTGCAGAATCCTCCCACATAGTTCTAGCAAGTGTGCCTACAGTCCATACTGGTCTCTGTGGTGATGAATCAAAATAATTATAGGCAACCATTCTGTTTACAACAGAGGATCCTGTTGTTGGATAAAACCACATGACTTCACCAAACAAATTATTTAATCCTGCAGACACCATTTGATTACCAGATTCTAAATTTATATTATCATAAACATGATCTTCTACTAAACAAGGTAATGATTCTAACTTACCAGCATATCTAAAAAAACCATTCTCTGACATCCAGTATGCAGCACCATCAACTTCTACACATGCATTTTGTCCAACTAATCCACAGTTGGTTCCAACTTGTGCAAACGCAAACGTAAACGGTTGACCAACAAAACGTTGTGTAAATAGTGCTGTATCAGTCCAAACATAAATTGCATCTCTACCTCTTATAGCTCCTCTAATCTGTGATCCATCGGCTAGCCTTTGTGTACCAGCTGTGTTAGTTGCTGTTGGCACATATGTGTTTATATCTTCTTGATCCGAAAATCTTACAAACATATCATCTTGTGTAGATGTATCACCAATAGTTGTTTCTGTTCCAAAAAATACTAAGTGCCTGTCCGGTGTAGATACTAACATATGTCTTGATGCAGTTGGTGCACCAGATATAATAGTTGCTCTTGTATCTGTTGCGTTTGATGCAGAAGAATTCCATTCAAATACAGCGCTGTCATGAATTAAACAAATTGCCTTGTCACCGAAGTTATCAAGTGACCACATACCAGGTTCAAGAACTAAATCACCAGATGCAGCTTCACCCCACGCCACATAATTTGCTGTGCTAGTTACTGTATCTCCAGCACCATGAGATGCAGCCGTCGTATTTCTTACACCTCTTGTAACACCAGTTAATTGATTAGATGAATTAATACCCGTATAAGATATTTCCTCTGTGCCTATTAATAAAAAGTTTGTACCTGAATCTGGAAACTGTGATGGGTCTGCTAGTGTAATACCAGTTGTAACAGAATCATTAATGGCACCTGATAGTGTTGTAGTAAAAGCTCCAACTTCTTCTCCACCCCAAGTTCCAAGAGACCAACCAAAACCTTTTGCTTGCACAGCTGGACCTACAGTATAATAATGTTGTACTCTAATACCACCTGATGTTGTTGCACCAGATCCTGATTCGTTTGATGGCATAGTAATAGTAATTGTTGTAGCTGTTGGCACAGTAGTCACCATAAATTTTTTGTTGTCAAAATCAGAAGATCCAAAATTAGAACCTGTAATTGTAGAAAAATTATCTAACAATACAATGTCAGATGCACTAATACCATGATCACCACTAAATGTTATTGTAACTTCAGTTGATCCGTTAGTCGTGGTAAATGCACTTGTTAATGTGTTTGTAGACTTAATGGGATGTATGTCATAGAATACACCACCTGAGTATGCGTATAAAATTCTGTTTGTTCCAATAATTGCATATTTTCTACCAAGACTATTTACAAAATGATGAAGTCCACGTCCTGCGCCAGTTAAATTACTTTCACCTAACTGTTTCCAACCACCTATTTTTTCAGGTGTGCCATATCTAAATCTAACATTATCACAATCTATCCATTGCCCTTCGGCTCCTGTAGGTGTGATTTGTTTATTGATTCCAGGTTGAAACCCTATTTTTTGTAACATACGACTCCATTATAAACTATTTTACAAATGATGGTACACCTAGCTTTGGTCTGCCATCAAATTTGTTTTTGTCTGCAAATGGGCCATTTACATGATTATAATGTAGAAATACCTGACCGCAAATGTTGCCCTCAAATGGCTCTCGCCAATGTTCGAGTTCACAGCCACTATATACTAGCATATCGCCTACTTCAAGCAAGACTTTTGTGCCTTTAGGTGCGTTGGGTTTATGTATGTTCTTATATTCGTCTATAACGTTGTTAGCCCCTGTACCATCGATAAATATAGGCCAAGGATCTCCACCAAGATTTATAGTCGTGGATATTTCACAAGAGGGTCTATCTTTATGTCTTTTTAATATGTCTCCTTTTTTATATAGTCTTGCATAAGAATAAGTGGGTATTAATTGTAGTCCTGTTTCTTGTTGCATTTTAGGTAATACTTTCATCATTAACGTTTCCATAACCATATCTGCGTAATGACTATACGTATTAGGAACTTGTGGATCAGACCAAGTTCCAAACATACCATTGTCGTGTATAATATTATTTTTATACATAAACTCAACAGCATCTCGTTTAAGTAAAAAGTAATTAAATATAAAATTAGCTAATTCAAAAGATACTGCGTTTTTAATTACTTGATATTTAAAACTCATTTTAATATTTCAAATCCTTTCTGTAAAAAATTAAAACTTACTGATATTCTTATATCACTAGATTCATTAGGCTCAACACAATGCCATAACCAAGATGGAAACATAAGTATTCTACCTTCTAATGGATCTACACGAACTTCTCTCCATAAATACGAAGGAGGTGTTCCTTCTTTTCCTTCTTTCCATGAACTTGAAGGTGGTATTCCCTGTTTTCTTCTTGGCATTACCATATGTGCTGCAGATCTTGGTTCATTAAATATTATCTGTCCAGAGTTTTTAGGTGCTTTAATATAATACACACCACTAAAATGAGAATTTGGATGTAAGTGTGGTCTGTTATATCCACCTTGAGGATTTATGTTAGCCCACATATTACCTATAATAGCTTCATTATCTAACCACTCTTCTTCAAATACTTCTTTTTGCATTTTAAATAATTCATCAACTAATGGTTTAAATATAGGTATCTCATGCATATTAGTTTGACTATGCCAACCATTTACATTAGTTCTGGTCACACCCTTATCTTGGTTAGCCCATGCAATAACTTCTTTTTCAAAAAGTCTGTTATCTAAGTTAACATCTTTAGCATATATAAAAGTTGGAAAGTATGGAGCTTTAATCATTATTTAAATGGTGTGCCTCCAAACCACATAACCAAAGATTTTCTTGTTCCTCGTGTTACAGGTGCAACTCTATGTCTAATAAACGATGCAAAAAATATAGCCTGACCTTGTTTTATTTTTGCAGATTGACCTTCTTTTACTAACTCTAAATCACCACCTTCAAATTCATTTTCTGGTGATAATAAAATAGTCATAGATATTTTTCTAACTGGTGGTTCATTTGCACAATTAACATCATTGTCTACATGCCAATCATAAAATCCACCCTCTGGATATTCTGTATATTGTGCCATTTCAGTAATTTGCATTCCTTCAAAACCAAAGTGATTACCATTTGTAGCCTTCATAATTTTTTCTATGTCTTTATACATCTCATGCATTTTTCTAAATGGTATCCAACTAATGTGTGAGGTTCTAGTCTTAGTATCTACTACTCCACCTTTAATTCCTTTATTATTTCCAACCTCCGCATCATTTCTAGGTTCACTTCTTCCTACTTCTATTATCATCTGACATTGTTTGGGCGTAAAAATTGGTGTAGTTGTTTCTACTATATAAGATTTCCAACGTGGTTCTGTTATCATATTAATATCCGTACTCTACCCATCCCGTTATTATATATTTATCATTTGATAAAGGTGGGTTGCCTCTATGAACATGTGTAAACTGTGATGGCCAAATTAATAATGTATTTTTTTCTGGTTTAAATCTACACTTTTGATATAAAAATTCTGTTTCTCCACCTTCTGTAACATCGTTAAGATATACCATAAAAGCTAATATTCTATTTCTTGCTTTCATCTCAGCATTTTCACAATGCCAAGTATGGTAACCTTCACCTATTTTAGTTTTTTGTATTTTAACTTCTAATATATTGTGAGTAGATAATCTTTTTAAATAAGAATATTTTTGAACGTATAAAGGATATGTTTCTTTAAAAAATAAATCTATAAAAGGTTTATTATTATAAGTCATTGGAACATGAGGTGCATCCGTTATTGTGTTAAGTGCATGATCTGAAACAAATGTTTCATCTGCTTTTCTAGGAAACACCATGCCTTGTTTTTCACAATTATTAAAATAATTCATATAGTCATTTATTAATTCATTTGGCATAAAATTTTTAAACACACCTATGTGATTATCTATGTAATATTGTTTATCCATTATTTAGCACCTCTATTTTTTATTGGATCAAATTGAACATCACAATTTGCAGCGAGAGTTCTTCTAATTTCATCTGTTCCATTGAATGGGTAAACTGTGTGTCTCATATCATATGGAAAAATATAAAAGTCTCTAAGATCCATTGGTGGCTGATAATCTATCTTTGCAAACTGACCATTGGCTGCACCTAATATCTGTAGCCTTCCATTTTGTTGTACGTGTCCTGCAGAATATTCTCTACCATATGTTGACGGTAATTTTAAAATCATAACACTAGATAAACCTGTAAACAACATACCTCTGTGTATATGTGCAGGGTTATATTCGTGTTGTTTCATTTCATTAACCCAGATAGAATTAAGATGTAAATCATAATCTTTTATTTTATTAAACGCTAAATAGTGTTTAAACATTTCTATAAAATAATGTGTAACTGTTCTAGGAAGTCTATTGTGATTTTTCATTTTTGTTTGATCAGCTCCATAATAGAATAATGAATGTTCATCTTCTATCTTGCCAACCAACTGTCCATTAGCTTTATCTAATCTGTTTTTATTCACTTCATAGATATTATTAATGGTTATAAAAATATCTAATGGCACTTGATATTTTAAAATAGACTGACCTAAGAATACAAAATCAAACTTTGGGTTTTTCATGTTGCGTTATCTTCTCTGTCTCTCTGTAACTACTTTCTAATTCACCAGACTTTTTAATTCTCTGTAATGATTGTAACTGACCCATAACATTAAATATTTCAGCCTCTGATGAGTTTGCATTTAATGTTTTAGCTTTCTCATGATATTGTAAACCATAAGATTCTAACTGATGTTGATTTACATCTTTGTCATTAAACGATCCATCGTTAAACTCTTTTTTTAATTTAGACCACATCTTAATCTCACGCATTCTGTGTCTTGCAACTTTTTCCATAGATGCTTTACCAAATCTACACTCATCTAAATCTATTTGATATTTAGTTCTTTTGTATTCGTCCTCTTCTTTATCTATCTTCTTTTCTAACCAAGTTATTTTTGCTTCGTTTCTTCTATAATCAAATGACAAAGCCATAAGATTATCTAAATAACTAGATTGTTCTCTTACACACTGCCAATACTTTGCAGCTTTAGTTGGGTATCTATTATCTTGTAACACAGAAAATCTTGCTTCTGTTTCTGTTCGAAACATTTGTTTCTTGGTCCATGTGTCACGAAGCTCGTCTACCATACCTTTAAACGAAGACAGATCTTCTTGTGATAACAAATTATTTAAATGAGGTTCTTC